AATTCGTCGCAGCTGCCACGTTGTTGATGTAAAATAGGATCTGACCTGCCAGGCCGGTCCAAACCCAATCCTTTGTGTTGCCTACGCCCGAGGGCGCATTGCCCTGAACAGGCGTTGAGAATGAAATGAAGTTACCGGAACTGTTTCCGGAGTTGTCGATGATCGCAGTTGAGAGCGGTATATTGCTAAAACGCAGGCCGTAGGCAGTCAATCCAACGGTACCATTGGCACCGTTGATAAGAATTGCTGTCGCCATGTCTTCGAAAAAGCAACCTTCTATGACGTTGTCGGAAGAATCCCAGGTTGCACTAAAATTGAACGCAATATCCTGCGACACGCCACCCGATGGCCCGCCAACAAAATTGCACTGGCTGATCTGGAAATTGGACACATTTGTCAAATTGAAAAACGACTGTGCAGTACTTGGCCCGCTATCCCGCGATAAGTCCAGGTTGGAAAAAAAGCCGCCTGTGACGTTATTTAGCAGAACAGTTCCAAGATTCGTATTGACTTCGCCATTCGCAACCCAAAGACCCAGCAGCATTGCCTGGTCCGGCTTATAGCTCGGCCAAAGTGTCTCGTTCGTCTGAGAAACCAGGTAATCGGCCCCAACCACCACCGGTGCATGGATGTAAATGCCCTCGCAATAGCCGGTCTGCAGGACAACCGCATTGCCAAAATAGGCCTGAATCCCGTCGATCCGCGTGTCAATCGAACCGTTCACTTCGATAACCGCGGATGTCGTCGTCCCCGCTGCCGCTGGTGGGCCAAACCACGAGATATTCCGTACCTGTGTGCTCCAGCAATTGTTCAGAACAAGGCCGCGCAAGAAAGTCTGCGGAAATGGTGTGGTTCCGTTGGCGGCGTTGGGATAACCGAATATCTCTACCTCGTCTATGCTGGCGGTGACATAGCCGAAGCTCGAGCTCGAAGGGTAGGTTATGCGGATCGCAGCCGCAGTCTGGCCAGTGGCACTCTCCGCGTAAAATGAGATGTCCCTGACAATTATTTTGCTAAATAGATTATTGGGGACAAAATCAAATCCGATTCCGGTATGCTGAAAATGCAGTTTGGTCTGCCCGCGGCCAGTGCCCCGGAGCGAAACCGGCTTTCCGGTCAATACCAAGGGTGTGCTGAGCCAGTAGTCGCCACCCGGAACAAAGATTTCACCTCCACCCGATGGGAGTTGATTGAAAGCCGCGATAAAGGCCGCCGTGCAGTCAGCACCACCCGTGACGGCTCCGAAATCGAGCACGTTGATCACATCCACGGCACGCGTTGCCAGCTCGCGTGCGGTGCCAGCATCGGCCGCCATCACAGTACCCAGTGACACATCCCCGGCAATCGGTGCTGTCACCTGGCCACTCGCATTGAGTCCAGCGACCCCGCCGGGCGGTATGAGTGCGCTCAGCGTAGTGATCGATGTGTCGGCGCTTGCAATCCCCTGGGTAAGAGTTTGCAGCTCCGATGTCACGCCCGGATCGGTTACCGCGCCAATCACGCCATTCTGGTCAATAGTCACATTCGTGCCGGCACTGAACAGAGCGCGTAAAGCCGGAATTGGCAGCTGCTTGGGCGACCCGCTGGAATTTATTATGGCTTCATCCGTCGGCAGAAAGCTCGACGCCTGAATGAAGAATAGGTGGTCACCTCCATTCGCCGCGATGCTCGCATTTTGCACCGCTATACCCAGCCCGACCGAGAGCGACTCGGGCCCGCCTGGCCCCAGCGATGCGCGGCCCAGCACGCTCGGGCTGGGCAGTTCGATAGCCGGTTGTGTTCCGCTCAATAATTCGGCGACGCTGACGGAACGGGTAACGCCACTCTGCTCGATCGGCAGCACATCTTGCGGGCTGGTGGAATTAGCGCTTGGAAGCTCGTCAATGGTTGGCATGTCTACCTGCTCCTCAGAGGCCAGGATCAGCTTGTTGTCAGTGGCGCTCCCGTTTGGTCTGTCAACGGCGCACCTGTTTGATCAGTGATGTCAATGTTGGCAGCAGTCGGTGTCGCCAAAGCTTCGACAGGCAGGGAAACGGTTCGCGAGAAGATACGGCCGCTATTCGTTCCGACAACGACCGTCACCGCGTAGGTCGTGCCCGCAATCCCGCCAGCCAGCCACAATATGGCTTGATCGCCATCAGCGCTGGAGGATTGCAACGTGAGGTCGCCAGTATTGTCGGGAAAGATGCTGACATCGATGGTGGCCACCGCATCACCCTGGTTCCCTGCCAGGGCATCGGAAAGATCAAACACATAATCGAGCACATCCCCGGGATCCTTGATCGGCCAAACCAGTGGCGGAGGCTGCATCTGAAGCACACCGCGCGGAAATGGTCCGAACCCTTCCACAACGACAACACGGCCAGTGCTCGGTTGCCAGGTATAGGTTGCACGCGTAGCCATGCCATGTCCCCTCAGCTACTTGGCCACATCCGCCGTCATGCAGTTCGCGGTGGAATAACGGATGCACCCCACTGCAACGCGCCCTACCACTCGACAAGAACCAGGCCAGGCCCGCCAATCCCACCCACCCCGGTGCCGATCCCACCCGACCCGCCGGCTCCCGGCGAAACGCCGTTTACCCCAGCAATCACCGCCCCCGTGGCTGCCCCCACCGCGGATACCGTGCCGGCACCGCCAAACGCGCCGCCCCCTGCGCCGCTCATAACGGTGGGCGAAGCAATGAAGGCCGCACCGCCCGGAGCGCCGCTCACCGAGAACCCAGTCCCGCTCCCCGTTCCGCCGGGGCTACCACCCAGACCAGTACCAGACGGCGCACCATCCGCGCCGGCCGACCCGCCAATCGCAGACGCCAGCGCGCCAAAGTTCGAATTCCCACCAGGCGTTCCGGATCCAGCGCCGCCATTGCCAACCGTGATCGCAATGACTTCTCCCGGCGTAACGTTGTAATACCCTTCACAGTAGCCACCTCCTGCCCCTCCGCCGCCTGGCCCGCCAAACCCTGTCCCACCTGCGCCTCCCCCAGCCCAGATGCGCACTCTTACCGAACTGACGCCGGCCGGAACCTGCCACCCACCTTCAGTAGTCGGCCCAAAAGCGGCAATGTTATGAGTCCCCGGCGTCAGCTGCGGCAGCTTCCAGGTAACGAACGGTGCTGTCGGATAAACGCTGATATTCGCGGCGGTAATTGCAGTTTGTCCGTAAGCGACCGTGATCACATAAAGCCCAGCCCAACCCGAATCCACAGCCGGCGTGCCCTGCGTGCCGGTGCTTGCAGGTGCCCCCGCCTTGATCTGGAGAGAAGCACTCTGCAAGCGCTGCGTATTCTGCGCGACCCCCGAATTGTTTGGTCCGCTATACGGCTGGCTTGGCATCTGCGAGTTATAATAGGGCAAGACGACAGGCGTGGCGTCCGCTTCCAAAAAGCTCGCTTCCACCAGATAATTGATGGACTGGCCCGGAACCGTCGGCGCCGTCATTGTGAAACTGGTGCTGGCCAGGTTGACTGCCAAACGAACAAGCGGATCGCTCAGGGCCGGCAACGAACCAAACGCCGTGGTGTCCACGAAGCCGAATTGCGTAATGCTGCCTGGGCTGATCGAAATGCTCAGTGATGCCGGCGACGTCGGCGTGCACGCCAACCCGTCCACCACTGTCGTGGTGCCCAAAGTTACTTGAGCCAGATACCCAAGGGCGACCATCACATTGCGCTGAATACTCAGCACATCGGTGTCCAACGGAATACTCCCCGGATAGACAATTTGTCTGTCCATATTCAAAACCCCTCTTTTCAAGCTTGCTCGATTCAGAACCGGCAAATCAGGCGATAGGGCGGAAATGCCATAATAAGTGGCAATCCGGACCAAATTTTATAAATGGTGTGGACAACCCTCACTGCATCGTTTCAGCCAGGCTTTGATGACTCTCTCATCCGGTCTGACTCGTCATTTGGTTCCGGATGCGAGTCCAGGCGACATAACCCGAAGGAAGAATGGCAGCCACCTCGGCGTAAATGTCGGCGTCCGTCACTTGTGTTGCAACCATCGAGATATCGCCATAATATGAATAGCCCCCGGTCCCATAACCGGCAAAATTCGCTATGCCGCTGCCGGGCGGTCGAAATGCCGTCACAAAGCAAGCGTAGCTCAGCGCGAGATTGCCCCATCCGCCAGCCGCCCCATACCCCACGCCCCCAATCGAATATCCCCCGGTATCTGCAGGCCGGGCCGGCTCGACAATGACCGGTGGGTTACCGGTCAGTTCCGTCAGCGCCAAAGCCAACGCAGCGCGCGTCGCCCGCGGGCGCAGCAATTCCTCTTTTATGCGCAGGCGATAGTCCGTGTCCGATTCCAACGGCCTGCGAGGAAGGCCATTGCCAAAAAAGTCCACGGCCGCCAAATCGAGAAACGGACCAAATACCGTTGCCAGCCGCGTGAGAAGCTGAACATCTGCAATCAGGGTGTAGATCGCCGACCAGGCTGTTCCAAACCCCGTAAGCATTGCCTGAAGCAATGTCGCTGGCTGCGGCGGCACGCTGGGATCGGCAAACCACCCGCGCGGCAAAACGGCGATCATGCGCCGAACGAAATCGCCAGTATCACCCAGCATTTGTATTCACAGTCACGGCAAGCGGCAGCAGTACGCCATTGTAAGACGCCGACACATCCGACCCCGCGCCATTTATCGTAGTCTCGTTGACGCTTATGACGGACGTATCTGCATTATGGGCAATCGCCTCGATCTTGGACACCGCCAACGTGCCGGCAATAGGTAAGCCCGCAATCCAGTTCAGGACGTTCTGCTGAATTGTCGCACCCACTTGCGCAGCAGTCAGCGGATTTGACGTCACCACATTCATGTTGATGTTCACATTCAAAACCACGGGCGCATTAACAGAGTACGTCGCGCCGATCGGTCGGACAGCTTCGATGGCACCACTCGCTTCCGTTATAAGGGTCGAGGGCGGATACCCTGTTCCATCGTCGACAACGACGCAGAAATGCCCGGGCAAAAAGTTTCCTGCAGTGTCAATATTTTCCAGGACGATATAGCGTAACCCCTGGTGCAGAGACGCCAGGGCAAATTCGATTGCGCCAACAGTCGCCAAGGACCGGCTGTTGATATAGAGTTGAAAGCGAGTTCGGAACGCCGCATCGGATTCCGCATCGACACCACCTGCGAAAGCCTGGCCGTTTGTCACTATATCAACACCACGAATCGGCGTATTGATCAGTTGTATCGTATTGGGCTCTACATTGCCGGCGCTGCCAGCCGTGAGCGCTTGTGCCGCTACGGTAACGCTCGCAATCGACGCCGCAAGGACATACCCATTGCTCCCATTCCAAGCGGGGTTGCTCGTATCTACGATGACCGCAAAACTTTGTGTCCCGTCGCTCGTACTCGCCTCTGCGCCAACGGGAATCGTCGTTGTAATTCCCACCGTGTAACGAGAGAACGTCAAGGCACCTTCAGACTCCGAGCCTGGCAGCCTGGTCAAAGAGAAATCTGCCATCCAGCTATCCAGGTCGCTGCCGGTGCTGGTTGCTGCCCTTGTCATCGACAGAACTTGCAGGATCAACCACTGCATCCAAAGTGCCACAGAGGCGCAGGCTTCCAGCAGGGCACGCAACACACTGCCGACAGTCAGGTCTATCAGCTGCGCAGCACTGCCCTGCACGCCGGCTGCCATATTCTGCACGAGCGTTGTGAAGGTCTGCAGAGGCAGGATCATGTCAAGCACTCACCGAGAAGGACAGCACCTGTGTCGCGCCGGTCGTCGAATCAACATAGCGCAAATAGACATACACAGTGCCATCTGGCAGACTCTGGATGTCGATCGTCGGTTCCGGTATCCTTGCCACGGCCGACTCCATAAAAATCTGACTTCTGATCGCCGACCGGATTGCCGCCACATTGGCAGGCAAGCCAACAAATTGCGCCAAACCGGCCCCGTATTGAAGGTGCCAGATGTAATCGCCCGGATTTGTCAGAAGGCGACGCAGAACCCGCTGCTGACCGAGAGCAGTGCCCGAGACGAGTGTAATATCACCTGTCGCTCCAACCGACAGATCGCCTCCCCATAGCAAGGCCGCGTCTTGGATCATGGTACCCTCCGATGCCATGCGACGTACGGAAACCGTTCCCGCTGAGCACGTTGCCTTTCGGGCCCGCCTCGAATAATCGCCAATACTCAATGGAAAGGCCGCCCGATTCAGCGACCGACTTTTGGCATGATTGGTCTGCGGCGCTGACGGTCACCATGTAAGAGGCCGGATCAGGCCATAGATCAAGCCGGTCCGCACCTTAAGCGCGTCATCAATCGGTCGGCGTGGGCGGCGTCGTGCTTGGCGGATGCGCATGCTCGTTGTAATGCGTGCGCAGATCCGCAAGGGAGTTGTAGGAGTCAAAGACGTTCCCAGTCACATGCAGGTCGCCGTTATGCGTCCATTGCGGAGCCTTGCTTTCGATCGACCCATCGTTGTGAAGTTTTATGTAACTCCCACTTTGATGGATCAACCAAAGTTCGCCAACCGGTGCCCCGGGGGGTGCGACAGTATTCGACCAAATCCGGCCGACAATGATGCCGTGCTCAGACTCGCCCTCCTGGCACAAAATGAGCACCTGGTCTCCCAAATTCGGCGGGCAGGCAAGGCCCCAGCCGGCACCAATCCAGGGTGACGCAATTGGTAGCCAACCAGAAAGCACCCCCTCGGGCTGAATGGTCACGCGAGCCGTATAGGTAGCTGCATCCACGCTGCTGACCACTGCCAGCCGTGGCTGCGCCCAACCCTGATCAATCTGGCACGCGCGCGCTTTGAAGAGGTTCAGAAAGTCGTCCATGGCGGTATCCTCGCCTCGATCGTCTGGCTGAAGCCGTGCTCGAAGGACATCCGCCGTTCGACTGAAGTTATCATATAAAGCCCGTCAAAATCGGTTCCCGTATCGGCAATGGCCAGGCTGTCACGCGGCGTTGTGGTCAAGTCGCCTGGCATTTCTATGATGATCACCCGCCCTTGCTGCGCCATGAGGGCAACGATGCGGTTCGCCAGACCCTGTGCAGCATCCGACGTCATATTCGGTCGCACCACAACGTAACCGGCGGCACCATCCCCAAAACCGTTCGTGGAGGCGGCCTGTGAGATGGTCTGGTTGCCCCGGCAATCCCAGCTCTTCACCGATACACTCAATCCGGCTGTCAGTGCGGTCGAGCGTTCCAATCGCATCGAAACACAATCCTGCGGTGTCAGAAGTAGAGGCTCCGGATCAGGGGCGAGTGGTGCAAAATATAATGTCTGGCCATCCACCCAAACATCAAAGGACTCCAGCTCAGCCAATCTTACCAGCAAGTCCCATTCTGTTGTCGATCGGGCATGCTGATCCAGTGTGGAGCGAACATGGTCGTTCTGGAAGTTGCGGCCAACAAATGTCGTAGTCGGAGTAACGACCGGCACGAGCCCGTGCCGCGCGGCCAATATGGTCGCGATGTCGCTCGATGTCTGGTTCTGGAAACTCTCCTGCGTCCTCGCTTCTATCAGGCTGGCCGTTAAGTCACGCCCTTCCGCCGAGACTTCATTCAACGCCGGATCAACCGCAACCCGATCGACGGGCCCAAGAATCATGCTGGTCCAGGCACCATCCAGTCCGAGTCTGATCTCAATCTGTAGCGGATCGGACGACCAGATCGCGTAGCCGGAGGCGGTCAGCGAGGCTCGAACGCGGTATCTGTTGGCAGATTGATATGAATTGCTGACAATCTCGACATCCAATATTCCTGCAACCATCGACCCGTTGATAAAAACAGCGAGTGCCGGAGAACGAACACTACTGCTGCCCAATTCCGCCTCCAGCCGAGGCGTCAATATCAGGCAGGGTGATGGTCGTAATGCCGCTCAACCACGGGTCGCTGATCGAATTCAGCTGTGCGATCCGTATCCACTGCGTGGCATCTTGCAAATATTGGGCTGCAATCTGAAACAGATTGCCTCCCGCCACCGTCACAATCTGCATCAGCTCCCCGCTTCGCTCAGATTGTTCGAGCACCGCCCTATGTAGCCGCGTGTGGCGCAAAGTTGTGCCAGCGTACCGGATGTACTGACAAGGCTCGCCAGGTCTGCCGAGGTGATACTGGTCTGGCTTCCGCCGAAATTAGCCACGCCAGCTTCTGCGCTATCGATCTTTGTATCGATGGCATTCGTGGTGCTCGTGAGGGACAGCGCTGCAAAGGCGTAACCCGCATTGCCTTGCGTCAACGCATCCGGAACGGAAGTCGCGGCCAAAGCCGAGGAAACGTCGAAATATGCTGATGCCGAGGTGAGGTCATCCAGAATGGCGTTGGCCAGATCGGGCGTAGGCGCGGTCTCGCTTTCCGCCTGGTCCACCACCACCGCGCACGATATCTGGTACGGTATCCACCACGGATTACGGTAATCCATAATCAGTGACTCGATGACAACGTTGTAGCAAAATGCATCCCATGAAAGCCCGAGCGGGGCGCCGGCCACCCGCATGGCATCAAAGATCCTGGCCCTATCGCCTGCAAACGGCCCAGAGAAAATGCCGGTCCACCTGAGGGAAGCATCATCCGGCCCCATGACATCGACGACCCGCGCGCCACCGATCAGCCTATGGATAGCAAGCTGCTGCGCACCGCCAAACAGCACATCGGACGGTATCTCGAAGTCGATAAGGTCGACTCCGCCTAGTGTTAATAGCGCCATCACCCACCCACCGTCACACCGGGCAACAACCGGCTGCGCTTCGCGTCAAAACCGGTTGGCCCGGCCTCAGCCCGCTCGGCCTCTCGTCGCAGGAACTTTGACACCCATCGTCCGACCAGCATTCCATCCAGATAGACGTCTCCCTTGAAGGGTTCCTGCTGGCGTTCCGACCCCTGCGGCGCGGCAGCCAGGGCGTTCATCGCGCGCGGAGACAGGGTCCTCAGGGTCGTGTGCAACACGATGCCAGCACCGCGATCTGCAACCTCCTCTGTATCCGGACTCACGTCTGAAAAAGGGATCCGGTCCCGCTCCGAGAACACAGCACAACTCAAGCTTGGCGCAACTGACTCAGATGCAAGCGGGCTGTTGGCGAACACGCCACCGGGTTGGAGGCCTGATATATCGTTTTGATATGGTAAGCCTATCGTGTGCAAGTTGCCCTGTGCATGCGGAAAGTGTTCACTTTGCGTGTTCGCCCAGCTCCCCTGATCGAGCCGATTTACAATCATGGCGTTCTGAGCAGTTGGCACGGCTGCGGCGGCCGTATCCTCATGCGTCGTTGGCACCAAAGGAGCAGCCAATGAAGATGTCCGATCGACGCCCGGCGACGAAAAACGCGCGGTCGGCACCACCTCCGTAGCGCGCTGGGTGTCCAGTTGCTCGGGCTCGCTCATCCGATGTCCGCGTACGCTGCGGTCGCCATCCACGCGTGGGGCCAGGAGTTCGTCGGGCCAGACGAATGTCGCCGTTTGGACGATGGATGGCGGCTCCTTCTCCGCGGCTGGAGCGCCAGCCACGTCCATACCTCCCCGTTTCGGCAGAGCGGGCTCCGTCATCTCGTCGTGCCGCAGTGGCAGATCCGGCACGATTTGGTGCGATGGGGTTGCATCGTCGGGAGCCGGTTCAATGGCATCCCGTGCATCAGTCCGACGAACATGCGTCTGATTGAGCGTGCCACCGCCGACAGAAGCAGCTCTAATGCCGGCATCACGCAGCGCCTGGATCGACACATTGGATGATCCGACAGCCGCCTGCAAGGCTGCGACGGTCCGCTGTGCGCGCAGGATGCTGTCAGAAATCCCGTCTTGCAGTGCGAGCGATACGCCGATCTCGAAAGCCTCAATCACGCTTTGATGCCCTTCAATCTGGCTGCGAGCAGCTCCACCACCATTGGTGCGGACTCGCGTGCGATACCTTCCATCAGCGCCGTCGGCGGCACGCCCGCTTTGCCCAGCTCTGAGTCCCGCACCTGATGTGAGCGACTTGCAATGACAATTTTTCCAGCATCCAAACGAACATGCAGGTCGCCGGGCAATCCCTTCTCGATCAGCCCGGCCCGAAGCGCCTCGGCCAGGCACTCCCCTGCTTCCAGCAACGCGTCGTTCACCCACTCTTCCAACGCCGCGTGTGCCAATCGAATTCCATTCCGTCCGAGCGGCCGATTGCGACAAGCCAGGCAAGCCGCTCGTCGGGCGGCAGTGAAAACGCCACGTCGAAAGGCACCCCGTTCTTGACCAGATATAGGCAATCGACCAGATCGGGGTGCCTACTCAGTTTCCCTGGACGGCACTCCCCATGCTCGGAGGCGATTCGGTTGCAAGCGCGCCTGCGACTGCAGCTATCCCGGTGTCA